TCTACCTGCACTACTTACGAGCCAACGCCTACAAATATCCGCTTCGATATCATGATTATCAACCATTTCATCAATTGGTACACTAGGTACCATTTGTGGTTGCATAGCTTCTGGATTTTGTGTATCTACAGGACCACTAGGCGGAATCTCTATTGGCTCTGAATCCATAAGAATTTTGATTTCTTCATATTGCTTCTGTCTATCATCTTCTCCAGGAATTTCAAAATCATTAAGCCCAATTGCTTGAACAACAAGAGGAATATTTTCTGGGGAAAAGAGAGCTCTTAAAACATCCTCGTGCCCGGCTTGTAAAAGTTGCATAATAGCATCTTTTTGCTGAGCCCATGTAATAGGAAGTTGTTCTGAACCCTCAAGTTCTACGCTTCCAATCCTACCATTCAATTGAGAAGTACGAACAAAAACATTAATGAAATTCCCTGTCTTATCCTTTTCAACATACTTCTCGTCTTCGACTACGTTCTTGATATAAGCGGGTATTACCTTACTAAAAATATTCTTCCACCAGAAAGTCATCATCTTCCAGTTATTCTGTAAGCGCTGTAATGCTTGATTACGACTCATAGAATACTGGGCAGCAGTCTTAGAACTATTTGGTTGAGCACCACCAAATAATGATGGAAGAGCCCCGGATGCTGTTTGTCCCATTTGTTGAACTTTCTCAGCAAATGGCATTACTTCAGCACTAAGAGTTGCAGTTTTAAATTGGAAGAATCCATCCCCAAGATTCTTACCTGATATTGCTTTAGCAGGGAATATCATCCCCGGATTAACTTCTGTATCTCCATACTGAGCAAAGTTTAATACTTGGGGATCAGCAAATGTTTGGCCGATTCCATGCTCAATAGTTTGAAGGGTAAGGTTTATCAGATCATTAGTAATATCTTGAACACTTACTAATAACTGACCTAATGGTTCATAATACAAATAATCACTTAATGGATTATACGTTAATGTCCAATGATCATCAAGATCCTCATTACAAGCCTCTGCGAAGTGATCATTAACGAACGTAACCTTACAGCCATTAGGAAATTCTTTATCTAATTCTTTCCTACAATCTTCGTTTAATACAGAAAATGAACAAGGTCTTAACCATGCAGTTCTGATAGTAACAACATTATCTGAATCATCCCCCGTATTTTGAACGGGCATCCTTCCCCATTTTTCATAGGAGTCGTTACTATTAGAATTACTATCATCTCCTGGTCTTATCTTACCATCTAAATTACCAAATCTATCAATAGCATTCGCGACGTTAGTCTCATGAGAGAAGATTAAGTATGGAGTTCCTTTTTGGGTCTTAGCATAACTTGCTACTTTACAATAAAGCCCTCCATAAACTTCAATGCACTGTCGCGCTTTAGGAACATCTTTTTGTTCTACTAACCTATTGACAATCATCTTCTCCTTCTGAATTGAAGGAGTAATCATTAATTGGCATTCCGGACAAATATCTGTTCCTTCTAAAACACTCTGAGATAAGATATCACTTTCCCCTGGATCAAATGTATCCCTTCCAAGATCACTTGTTTCTTTATCTTCAAGTCTTATATTGCAAACCGGACAGACTTTATATTCCTTATCTACTTCTTCGTCTTTGTAGATATCTTCTTTGTAAGTACCATACGATTTGTCTTCTTTTGTATAGTTATAGGCAAAAACCAGCCCTTCAGTACAAAGAACATAGAGCGCATTAATCCAAAGAAGCGGTGCATCGTTATGCCTATAAATTAACTTACAAATTTCATTACCGGCTTTCGCCGTAGACATATCGTCTGAATTCTCTGCATCGTCTGGATAGCAAATAATTGATGGTACATTAACACTTAACGCAGCAATAATAGACTCTAGATAAGCCCTATAAATATTTATTGGCTTATCATAATAAGCACCCTGATCCGAAGAATCTTTGTTACTATCGCCATCCCAAACGCGCCAATCATGAGCAATTTCACTCCAGAAAACTCTCTGGAATCCATCCCAATAATACTTTAACTTACGCCATTGACGTATTTGTCTCTCACGCGCAGAAAGATCCTCTCTCCCATATCTATCCGCGAGAGTTTTAAGAGACTGTTTAACTTCTTCGGAGTACTCTTTTTTAGCCATTAAAGCCACGCATCATGCCGGAGCTACCACCCATTAAAGAACTTAAGAATCCTGGTCTTTGTAAGTATGGGTTATTCGCTTGATTAGGTAATGTACTATTATTACTACTAGGAAATAATGATGTACCCCCGCTCATGCCATCTCTACTAATCATACTCATCCTATCCCCACCCATAGGATTAAATCCTTGCATAGGAGCCATAGATGGTGGAAGAGCAATCCCTGCACCCATTCCATCTCCAGCCATCATAGGATTAGGATTAAATCTCTGAGATGCTCTATTGATAGAATCGCTAGCTCTAGAACGTCCCTCATTAATTGAATTAGTTAACCCTTGACCCTGACCTGGAAATAATGAAGATAATCTATCCAAACCAAAAGCATTACCTTGTGGAGTATTACCGCCTCGATTAGCAATAGCATTCATTCCATAGTTTGCGCCGCGCTTCATTAAATCTTTACCAACTCCACCCTTAGCAAACTTACTAAGAATAGATCCTAATCCACCCGCACTATTAATTCCACCACCTAACATTCCAGCGCCAGAACCCGCACCACCAGCTCCACCAGGTAAAAAACTTGCACCCTTCATAGCATTACTAGATAACTGTGGCATTAAACTTTGAGACATCTGTCCAGGTACAGAACCCATAGAAGATCCACTAAATCCTCCAGTTTGTCCTAATGTTGCACCTGCACCACCGGCTGAACTCATAGCCATAGATAAAGGTAAAAGATAAGGCAATGCAGATTTACGAGGATCAAATAATTGCCCTGCAGTTTTACCAAATGCCATACCTAAGTTTTGATGCTGATTATTAGGAGAAATTTCTTGCATATCCCCAGGTCTATATTCTAATTCCCCCGTCTCGGGATTTAACTGTTGATAGGGATTTCCCTGTTGAGAACCCCCATACTTAGGATTTCTAACTGGATCTCCTTTAGCCATTATTGACCTTCCCCTCTTAATCTTTTTCTAGCATTAGTAATGGCTCCAGCACTTTTAATGGCTCTATTAACAGGGCTTCCGGGTTGAATCATTCCTTGACCCATACCCTGATTTTGCTGTTGTTGCATTTGTGCTAAGAATGGCATTAATGATTGGAGAATATTTCCTCCTTGCATACCACTTCCAAAAGGCTGGGATGTTAATCCTTGACCCATTTGAGGCATAAAAGGATTATTAGTCATAGGCTTCTTATTTAATTCATCACCCTTAGCCATTAGAGACTCCTAATTCTTTTTCAAGACGCTCAATATCGCCTACTTGACTTTCTACTTTCTCAACCTTAATCTTATGCTGAGCTTCTAATTCAGCTCTACGAACATCCCAAGGAGTATGTTTCCTACCTATTTGAATAGGCTTTAATCCTTCGGGTGGTTCATGAATAACTTCATTAGGCTTAATAGTTGTTTCAAGAAGCCTATTTAATACAGCCATCTTTTCAGCACGTTCCTTAGCAAGTTCTTCCCTCATCATATCGCAATTTTTGCATTCTCTTTCAAGCCTGCAAAATTCACAATGGGGATTAAATAAATGATGAAGCCACTTAAACATGAAGCCTTCTTCCTTTATGAAATCTTCTTACTGCCATTGTGACTCCTTCACTTTCAATTCTTTTTGCGTTTCTATAAAACGCCGTCATATCACCAGTAGATTGAAGCTGAGCTATTAACTTTTGCTGTCTATCAAATCTCTTTTGGGCATCTCCGGCTTCATTAAAGAATCTATCAGCCGCATCTACTCCATACCTAATAGCATCGTAAGGATCATCACCCTCAAATTCTGAAACGTCTTGAGGATTTGTTTTATCGTAAACACATGACTTAATCGCTTGTACTAATTTTCTATCCGTTCCATCTTTCGTCTTAAAGATCAGAAGTTTGGGAAGATTATTCTCATCAGGTATCTCACTAAAGGAGGCCAGATAATTATGATATGCCTCAACTCCATGATTCCTAAGAGTAAATTCCGCAAACTCCTGATCATATGGAAGTCTTTCTATTGATGCTTTATGCTTTTGAGTCCATCTAAAATATTCATGTAGCAACATTTTCGTTGCTACTCTTGAGCCCGCTTGATTAGAAGTAAGATCTACAGACCTTCCTAAAGCACTCTCAATTTGTTGCCGAATTGTATGTTCATCTCCTCTTTGTTGCCCCGCGCTTTGGCAGAGCTTGATAACTTTTGGATCGGCCAAGTCAACTTTCGGTTTGATAACTGAACACCATTCTTCGATCTTTGTTTTTTGAAACCAATCTTCTTCATAAGCAATTACTCTACGTTCAGGAGATATTGCTAAGTATTGTATTGAAGTAGCTGCCGGTGGTGCAAATCCCCAGTCAATAGAAATAATCTTTGGCCAATAATCTGGAATCTCAAATGGATCAATAAGATGCACAGCATGTTCAGGCTCATCAGGATAATGTCTATCTCTAAACTCCTCAAATACCTGTCCAAGATATGCATCCCATGATCCATACTTCTTAGCTTGTTTCTCCGCCTCTGGTAACGCTTCAAGAGATTGCTGATAATTTGGGTCAATATATTCATTATCCGCGAGGGTAGAATGAATATAAATCCTCTTATTACCACCCTTACCTACAAGAGTTTTTCCACCTTTTGGATAAGCATCAACGAATCTCTTTTTAACCCATGTATGCCCCATACCACCGGGCATTCCTGCTGATCTAATGATAGAAGGTAATCCACTATTAATCGCAGCCCTAACACGGGTCATTGCTATATATAGGTATATCCATTCTGAAAACGAGGTAAGTTCGTCGGGTGTATAGAGATTAATCTCCATACTATCATATTTGTGAACGTCATCCTCGTTCTCACAATGGCCTAAATATATTACCGCTCCATTCGGTTCTGATCCTGATCCATATTGATCTTCACGTGGAAAAGTCCACGACATCTCCGATTTATTAAATTTCGCACCAAACTTAAGATAAAATTCACGTGAGCGAGGTACAATCTCGTTACGTAATTCGGGATACGTCCTCCTCATAAATACTTGCTTGAATCTAGGATTCTCGTAGTATTTACGAATCAAAGGATAAACGAGAAGTACCTCACTCTTTCCCGAACCTGCACCTCCACCATAGAAACCTTCTCTAATACTATCAGGCAGAGCTAAAAACTCTGCTTGTTTTCTATTCGGTTTCCATTGGTTATTAACGAAAGGCATTAGTCTTCTACTTTAAGACCTTTGATTAATTCTTCAGTAGTTAGAGGCTTATTACCAGGATTAATTAAAGGATTAGGATCACTACCAACCGATCCCGTACCTAAATCTTCATTAGCAATAAACTCTTCTTCTGCTTTAAGAGATTGAACTTTCTTAAGCAATGCATCAAGATCCGCCGTCACATTTTCTCCCTGTTGATGACGACGGAATAATCCTAACAATGCTTCAAATCCCGCCTGCAATGCAAGAATTGCCAATTGTTCTTTAGTCATTATTGCACCTTATCTAAGAATTCTTGCGCAGCACTCTTAGCTTTTAGCATATTACTATGGAGATTAGAATCTTTACCAAAAGTCTTTAGAATATCATCCGCACTTTTAGTTAGTTGCCCTATTAACCTACTAACGTTCTCTGGAATAGGCTCTCCCTCTTTCCATGCAAGAGTATCAATAATTGCTTGCTCAAGAATGGTAAGGGTAGGTACAGTAATATTCTTAGCAAACTCTTGCCTTTGAATCTTACTCATACTACCATTAGCAACCATATTATCCGCTGTATTCCTCGCGGTTAATACGGCTTCATAAGTAGCATCACCAAGTCTCTTAACTGCTGGCTTAAATCCTGCACAAGCATTAATACTTAATGCAATAACTAATGCAACTCCCCAGCATGCAATCATTGCTTTGAACGATTGATATTGATACATTATTAACCTCGATTACTAACTTCAACAACTTTCTTAACTGCTTCCTCAGTACCATGATAGCCTGCAGCAGATAAGCCTAATGTCGTAACCCAAGCGGTGAAATAATCCCAGGTAGTATCTCTAGCAAAATCACCGTGGGAATATCCCCAAATAGAAAACACTAACGTGGTTGTAAGCATAGAAACCAATACAATCCACGGGCCCTTAATAAAAGTTGTCATCTGTAGAAACTTACTTAATGCTCCAACCACACTACCAATTGCAATAATCGATTCATTATTCATTGAAGGGAGCCTCCATTAATTCGTCCGCCACTTGCACCGGCATTAAATGCTACATTACCAGAATGCTTACTCATATGGTCAGGTGTAAGATAGTTATGTTCAGCTGCAACAATCTTAATACCTAACCCACCCAATCGTTCTTGCGTAACTAAAATTTCAGTATCCGCGATAATGTGAGCATCGGAGGTTGAAAATCCCCCATTCGAGTACTTAATAAAGTGGTCATATTGAAAGAACAGTAATAACTCCCTATTGGGAATTAGTTCTTTCAACCATTTCCACCATGAAACTTGTCTACCACCTGGTTTCCATTCTGTAGATTGCCCACCATCTGGTCCCCAAGAATTTCTGCCACCATGATAACCTAAGAATCCTGTAGTAAACTGCGCAGAAAGTTTAAGAACTTCTCCAATTTCATCAAACTTCCAATATTCTTCAGCTTCTGCTCCTGCTACTACTCCACTTAACAAATTACCAGTTCTTTGAAGGAAGTTTTCAAGTTGAATTTTAAATTCATCAA